CTATAGCCGCCGCGCCCCCAGCGCGGCGGCCCTGGCCAGCGCCTGTGCGATCTGCGCCTCTGACCTCAAGAGCGCCGGCGCTCCGCCGTCGACCGTGACGTTGACCACCACGCCGCCTGGTCCCGTCGGCTCCACGACACCCGCGCCCGAGGGCCGAAACAACTCAGGCCCCCGCTCGCCGACCAGATAGGCTCCGCCGCCCAGCACCGGGCCGCCGTCGGCCCTCGCGCCGCCAAAGCCCGCCGCGCCCGCCACCGCCTGGGCGATCGCCGCGCCGAGACCGCCCGATCCGCCGACGCCGGCCCCCACCGCCGCGATCACCGCCCGCGCCAGTTCCGCCAGCGACACCTCGCCGTCCGCCGCCGCCCGCGCCAGCGACCGCGTCAGACTGGCTCCCGCCCGCGAGAACGCCTCCTCGATGGACGCCGCCGCCCGCTCGGCAGGCTCCCGTAACGCCTCCAGCGCCGCCGCGGCTTCCGCCGCCTTCGCCGGCACCCCGTCCAGCTCGTCGGGTCTATCGTCGTCCGTCATCCGGCCACGCCCTCATCATCTCGTCCAGCTCGCGGCGCGCCATCGGCCCCGGCCCCGTCGGCGCCGTCAGCATCCGCCATTCCTTCAACGACAGCCGCCAGAAGGCCTCGGGCGCAATCCCCATCGCCACCGCCGCGCGCAGCATCGCGCCCCACTCAGCCATCGAGGCTCGCTGCGAACCCCGCCGCCACCGCCTCGGCCGCCTCCGTCGGCGTTACCGCCGCTCGATCCAGCTCGCCCGCGAACGCCCCCTCGCCGCCGCCCCGCAGCAGCGCCGCCAGCACCACCATCAGGTCCCGCGCCGACAACCCGCGCAGCCGATCCGCCAGCGCCTCTACGCCTGCGACGCCCAGCGCGGTCTCCATCTCCGCCAGCGCGCCGAGCGTGAGACACAGCCTCCGCTCCGCCCCCGCCAAGGTCACGACGGCCTCGCCTCGCGCCGCGTTCGGCGCCATGCTCACGCTCATGCGCACGCCCTTTCTCTGCATCATGGTGTTGCTGTCGAGCTGCGCGACCGAGCGGACTGCGCGCCAAGTCGAAGTGTGCCTCGCGGGCGAGGCCGAGGCGCTGGAATTTCAGGCCTTCATGCGAGATGTGGCCGATCGCGCCGACCTGAAGTTCACGGACGGCAGCTCATACCATGACCGCAACTCAGAGGTCCTCGGCACGGCCTCGGGCCCGGTCGAAGGAGGACGCACCATCTACTTCGGTGCCGAGAGCCGTACCGACACAGGCGGCTTTACGGCCGCGAACATCAGCCTCAATCCCTACCAGATCGCCCTCGGCATGACCGTGACGGACGATCCGCGATTCGACGCCCAGGTCATCGAAGCCACCACGGACGAAATCCTTCACCGCTGGCCCGGTCGTCGCATTCCCTCCTCGGACACCTTCCAGCCCCGTCCCGGTTGCGGCGAAGCGGTAACTGGCTAGGCCGCCCCGAACGTCACTTCCCCCGCGCTGGCCAGGCTGATCGCGAACGTCGCCTCGCCTTCATGGTCGCCGGCATACTCCAGCGCCGACACCAGGAACGGCCCTTCCAGCGTGCCGAAGTCCGGCACGATCAGCCGCCAGGTTTTCGCCGCCTGCTCGAAGAACGCCTCCCGGATCAGGGCGTCGGACGCGGCATCCCGAAAAATCCCCTGCCCCGACACGGCGGCGGACTTCACCCCCGCCCCGCCCAGCAGTTCGCGCCAGCGTCCCGCCGAGTCCGCATCCGTCGCATCCACAGTCCGGGCGTTCAGACTGATCGTCCGCGCCCTCAGCCCCGCCACGGTTTGATATGTCCCCGCCCCCTGCTCGATCTTGAGCAGGATGTCCTTCCCGCGCTGTGCGGCCATGTCTCTCTCCTCAGATCTCTTCCGTCACGGCCCTCAGCCGCACCACGCCCCAGGTCGACCGCTGTCCCTGTCCCCGGAACACGTCGACGAAGTTCGCCCTAAGGCTCACCACCCGCACCCCGTCGGCCTCCAGCGGCGCCTCATGCACCGCCGCCCGCACGGCGGCGCAGATCGCTTTGGCCTCTTCCACGCCCTCGAAACGCGAGGCGCATCGCAAGCTGATCCGATGCTCGATCCCGCAGTCCGCCGCCGCGACGGGCTGGCTTTCCGACCGCCCCACCGTCACCCGCGGCCATCCCGCGCCCTTCGGCGCCTCGTCCCAGATCCGCGCCGGGTCGCCCAGCAGCGCCTTCAGCGTCGCATCCCCCCGCAGATGCGCGATCAGCGCCTTCTGCAGGGCGCTCTCATGATCCCTCATCGTGTCCGCTCCAGCTGCAGCTCGGACCGCCCCGGCCGCTCCGCCTCGACATCGACCTGGCTGATCGTCCAGTCGGCCCCGCCGAACTGGATCACCCGCCCCTCGACCAGCCTCGGATCGGTCCGCGCCTCCGCCGTCGCCACCTCAACGGCCACGGTCCCCTCGGCCTCGCTCCGCTCCCGCCTTCGCCGACCCTGGACCTTCAGCCAGACCGCCCCCAGCGGCTCCCACGACACCGCCCGCCCGCCGTATGGCGTCTCCGCCTCGACGCGCTCGAACAGCTCGCCCAGCATCCTCACAGCCGCACCACGCGATACGGCGCGATCCAGGCCTCTACCGGCCGGATCGGCATCTCCCGCTCGCCCCGCTCATAGGCGCGCAACGCCAGCATCAGGATCGCGAGCCGCAGCGGCGCCGGCGACGTCGAGGTCAGGCTCAACCCCACCTCTCCCTCCACCCGGCTCCGCGCCGCGTCGATCAGCGTCTGGATCAGCCCGTCCTCCGCGCCGTGCTCGACGCGCAGGAACAGCTTCGCCTCCGTGAGGCTCACGGGTGCGGTCATGGAACCACCTCGATTGTTGGAAGGACCGAGGCCTTAGGGCTTAGGAGGTAGGGCTTAGGGATCGTCCCTCGCCGCGCCTCACTAAGCCCTAAGCCCTACTCACTAAGCCCTCGCGAGCCTCAGCTCGCGCTGAACTTCATCACCTTGATCGCGTCGAAGTTCTGCACCCCGCCGCCCACGCGCTTGGTCGTGTAGAACAGCACATAGGGCTTGGCCGAATACGGATCGCGGAGGACGCGGACACCCGCCCGATCCACGATCAGATACCCCCGCTGGAAGTCCCCGAACGCGATGGCGTGGCTGTTCGCCGCGATGTCCGGCATGGTCTCGATCTCGGTGACCGGATAGCCCAGCAGCGACGCCGTCTCCCCCGCCCGCGTCGCCGGCGACCAGATGTAGTTGCCGTCCGCGTCCTTGAACTTGCGCACCGCCGAGACGGTCTTCCGGTTCATCACGAACCGCCCGTTTGGACGGTACTGGGCCTTGGGCGCATAGATCAGGTCGATCAGCCGGTCGGTCGGATTGGACGCCGTGAACGCCCCAGCCGCCCCCGACGCCACATAGCCGATATCGCCCCAGGCGTGGCTCGCGTCCGCTACGATCGAATAGCCCAGAAAGCCCCTGGGCTTGTTCACGCCGTCGCCGGTCACGAAGGCGGTCGTTTCCTGCGCCGCGAAGGCGTCCTCGACCTCGCCGGCCAGCCATTCGTCCAGATCGACCAGGGCGTCGTCCAGCAGCGCCTGCGTCGCCGCCGGATTGGCGTAGAGATCGGCCGCCGGGAACTCCAGCAAGGCCAGCGTCGCCGGATCCGTCTCCGGCCGCGCCGCCGTTTCGGCGACCCAGCCCGAGGCGATCCCCGCCGTCGACACCGGCTTTTTGAACACGCCGGACGCCACGGTCCGCACCGTCGCGATCTCGCGCATCGGGCTGACCGTCATCAGCCGGCGCTCGATCGCCCGCTCCGTCTCGGCCGGCACGACATAGCCTCCCGACGTCGGCGCCGAGCTCAGTCCGGCCTTGATCTCCAGCCCGACTTCGCGCCCGGTCCGCACATACCCCTCGAACGCGGCCTTGGCCTCCAATCCTCCCCCGTTGGGGGAGGTGGCGGCGAAGCCGACGGAGGGGGCCGCCACGGACTCGATTCCGGGACGCCGGCTCTCGCTCAGCGCCCGATCCAGCCGCGCCTGCGCCTGGCCCACGGCGGCGTCGATGCGCGCTACCTTCTCCTCCAGCAGGGCGTCGGCCGAGGCCTTCTTCTCGATCTCGCTCAGCCGGGCGTCGTTGGCCCCTTTGAACGCCTCGAACGCCGCCATCATCTCGTGCAGCACCGCGCGCGCCTCGGGCGATGCCGAGGCCGTCTTCGTTTCTTTCATGGTTTCCCCTTGATGATCCCTCTCCCGGCCGGGAGAGGGCTTGAGCGCCCGAGAGCGCACTTCTCAGACCGGCGCGACCCGAAGGGCGGCGCGTAGCAGCCAAAGGGTGAGGGGCCCGCTCTTTCCGGCTTCCCCCGAACGCCCCTTCGCGCCAGTCTCCCCCGGTTCACCGGAGATCTCTGAATGCGTCCGACGATCCTCGCCGCCGCCCTGCTAGCCCTCGCGCCCGCCCCGGCCCTCACCCAGACCCCGCCCGAGCCGACCACCGCGACGGCCAACACCGCCTACGCAGCCGATGTCGTCTCCGCCGACGCCATCCTCGCCGCCCTCTACGCGGTCATCTCGGGTGACGCAGGCCAGGCCCGCGACTGGGACCGCTTCCGCAATCTGTTCCACCCCTCCGCCCGGCTCATGCCCACGGCGATCCGTGACGGGGTTGGCGTCCTAACCCCCCTCACGCCCCAGGACTACGTCGACCGGGCCGGCCCCAACCTGGTCCGCGACGGCTTCCACGAGCGCGAGATCGCGCGGCGCACCGAAACCTTCGGCGCCGTCACCCACGTCTGGTCCACCTACGAGGCTCGCCGCGCCCAGACCGACGCCCAGCCGTTCCTGCGCGGCGTCAACTCGATCCAGCTGTTCAACGACGGAACCCGCTGGTGGGTCGTCAGCGTCTACTGGCAGGCCGAAACCCCGACCCTTCCGCTCCCGGCGGAGTACCTGACGACGCCCTGAACCGCGCCCGTAGTCCTTGAGGTCGTTTACGGCTAGGCTGGCGGAATGGAACACCGAGCATCGCATACACCCGATGGCCTGGGCCGTTGGCCACTGATCTTCGGGATCGGCACCGTCTTGGCGTTCGGCGGCTCGATGCTCTTGGTCAACTTCAAGCCTTGGGGGCTTTGGCTTGCCGCCGTCATGCTGGGAGGCTGGGCTGTCATGGCGTTGCTCAGCAGTCACGCCCAGGATCGCCTAGACCGGGCGGCAGGAGGGGTCCTCGACCGTGCTCGGCAAGTAAGGAGCAAGCTCACGCGAGCCTTACAGGCTCCATTGTTCCTGGGAGCGATCGTGTCTTTCGGCTATGCGCAGTGGCTTACCGCGCAGGGCGCGCCAGACGGTGTCAGCAAACCGTATGCAGACGGAGCAATGTTCTTGTCTGCACTAGGCTGGATCGTCGCACTGGCGGTTGAGCCGGTCGCCCGGTGGTGGTCGAACCGTCAACCTCTGAAAGACGCGGCCTGAACCGCGCCCCCGGCAGCATTGGGAACGTCACCAGCGACACCTCCCACAGTTCCACGCCGGACAGCACTCTGAGCCGCCCGTCCCGCCGCGCCTTCGCCGTCCGGAACCCGATCGACAGCCCGTCCAGCGCGCCGGCCCGGCTCAACGCCTGGGCATACCGCGCCTCGGCCGACCAGTCGGCGATCCGTCCCCGGACGAACAGGCCACGGCCGTCCTCGACGATCTCGTCCCAGACGCCCACCACCGCCCGGCTCTCGTGCTGATGCAGCATCCGCACCCCGCCCGCGCCCGTCCGCCTCAGGCTGTCAACGAAGGCCCCCTTCGCTGTCACATCCCCGTTCAGGTCGGCGGCACCCCACAGCGAGGCATAGCCCTCGATCCTCAATCCGGCGTCCACCGCCACCGTCACCGCCGATCCTCCAGCCGCGTCTCGATCCTCACCAGCGCCGCCCGCGTCGCCTCGCCCTGCGCTTCCAGCCGCGCCAGCCGTTCGGCCACCAGCCTCTGCTCGTCGACCCGCTGCTCCAGCGTCCCGATCCGCGCCGCCGCGCCTCCGGCCCACACCAGGCCCGCGATCGTCTGCACCGCCAGCGCCACCCCCAGCGCGCTCGCCAGCTTCCTCAGATCCTCGCTCATGCCCCCACTCCGGCCATCCGCCGCCGCTCCTCGTCCGTCAGGAACGAGGCCGCGTTCAGCCGCGCCCAAAGCGCATCCCGCTCGGGCTGCAGCGCCGGCACCGCGTCAAGGTCAGGCGTGATCTCCACCCCCTCGAACCGCCCGCCCAGCCAGCCGCTCAGCGCCCCCGCCGTCTTCCGCACCAGCGGAACCACCGTCCCCCGCCAGAAGGCCGCATTGGCCTCGCGATAGTTGGCATAGGTCGCGTCCCCAGGGATTCCCAACAGCTGCGGCGGCACCCCGAACGCCAGCGCGATCTCCCGCGCCGCCGCGTGTTTGCCCGCGATGAAGTCCATGTCCGCCGGGCTCATCGACATGGCCTTCCAGTCCAGCCCGCCCTCCAGCACCAGCGGCCGCCCCGCGTTCGCCGCGCCGGAATGCGCCTCCGCCAGCTCGGCCTTCAGCGCCTCGAACTGCGCCTCGGTCAGCCGCTCTCCGTCCCGGCTGTCGAACACCAGCGCCCCGCTGGGCCGCGCCGCATTGTCCAGCAACGCCTTGTTCCAGGCGCCCGACGCATTGTGCACATCGATGGCGAAGGCCGCCGCCTCGATCGGCGAGAAGCCGTAGTGATCGTCCGTCGGATGCCACAGCTTCAGATGCATCACCGGCATCCAGCCGTCCGCGGCCCGACCGATCCGCGTCGACCGTCCGCCGACGGAGTACTCATAGGCGTCCGGCCAGCCCGCCTTCCCCGGAACGACCGTGACCCGGTCGGGCCTCAGGGTCCATAGCTCCTCCACCGACCCCTCGCCGACCGCTTCCGCATAGGCGTTCCCCGCCGTCTGCAGGGCGCCATACAGCCCCTCCAACCATTCCGCCCCCGACTGCTCCGGGTTCGGCTTCCTGAGCAGCCGCGCCGCCGGATGGTCGTCGTTCCGCGCCTCATCGACGAACACCACCAAAGGCGTCGCCGCGCAGGCCTCGGCGATCATCCGCACGCAGCGATAGGCCACGGCGTTCTTGGCGAAGCCTTCGCTCGCCAGGCTCGCGTAATCCCTGGGCGTCCACCGGGGCCGCCCCGCCCCGGTCAGGGCGATCAGCGGTCCCGCCCGGCTGTCCTTCACCTCAGGCGCCCCCGTTGCAGGCACACTCTTTCGTCCCCGCCCGAAGGGCCAGGTCATCGTCGCCATCTCGGCTCCTTTTCTTAGCGTTTCGGGTTCAGGCGATCCGTCGACGGATCAGGGCGGCGATCTTGCCGTAGCCCTGGGTCGAAGGATGCAGGCCGTCGATCATGTCCCCGGCCGCCGTCGCCTGCGCCAGCGTGCCCAGCGCCAGGCCCAGATCCAGCGGGGCGGCGAGCCCGTTCAGCGTCGCCAGATCGCTCAGCGACTGCGCGAACGTCCCCCGGTTCGCCGTTCCTGTATCGATGGGCACGCACAGCAGGACGTCCGACCCGGCCGCGGCGGCCCGGTCGATCACCGTCTGCACCGAGGCCCGGAACGCCGTTTGCGTCGTGCCCCCGTTCCAGTCGTTGATGCCGACGTTGTAGATCACCAGGTCCGGCGCCAGCACGTCCAGCGTGTCCGCGGCTCCGAAGTTGGCCACGACGAAATCCGCCGCCCTCCAGCCGGACACCCCGGCGTTCATGACGTTCACGCCGCTGCCCGCGTCATGACAGTCCAGCCCCACATGGCCGCTGTCGTTCAGCGCCACAATCGCCACCGGGTGCGCGCCTCGCGCCAGCCCTGCCTCAGCGCACGTCACCGTCCGCTTGCCGACGGCGTTGCCGAAGTCGCCCGTGACGACCACCGGCGTTCCCGTCCCGATCGTCACCCTCAGCGACGTCGCGCCATACAGGTAAAGCTCGACCTGATCGAATGGCAGCTGCGGCGCGAAGGTCATGGGATTGGCCGTCACTGTCAGATTGCGGTGAAAGCCCCCGCCCAGACCTTTCGTCGAGTCCGCCGACCAGCCCGCCCCGCGCGTCATGCGGCTGTCATAGGTCGAGCCCAGCCCCGCGTTGGAGAAGAACCCCGTCTCCCGTCCGCCGCGCCAGCCCATCTGCTCAGCCAGCTGGCGCGGCCAGGCCCCGCTTCGCCCCGGCGCGCCGTATCCTGCCGTCGTCGAGTCGCCGAAGCAGACGATCCGCGCCCGCCCCCGGCCGCACTGCGCCCGTCGCACGGCCGCCGACCACCTCGGCAACCCGCGCGCGCTGAACCGCGCCGCGCTGGCTCCCGCCGGCGCGACCTCGGCCATGCTCAGCCCCGGCATCAGTCGAACAGCGCCACGATCGAGGTCGCTGTCGTCCCGGTGGCCAGCACCCGGCTGACCTGCACCGGCAGGTAGCCGATCGGGTGGGCCGGCAGCGTCACCGCCGCCCCTCCCCCGGCCGGCAGCACCCGCACGTCGCCGGGCCCTCCGACATACAGGCTCTTGGCGACCGCGCTCAGATCGACGGTGTCGCTCGGCGTCACCGCCTCGGCGCGTCGGGCCGGCGAGGACGGGGACGCGGCGTGCGCGGAGTACGGGTCGGTGATCGGCAT